ATGGACGGTGTTGCCGCCATTCGCTCCGTGCTGGTCGCTGACGCTTCTCTGGTAACACTCATTCCCGACGATTGCATCATCGCGGGGCCTCTGCCGGTCAATGCCCCTCTGCCCGCCATCTCCCTCTCCAGCATCTCGAAGGTCGACCGCAACATTCCCGCGCCTGGCGCTACCCGCTTTGTGCGCGAGCGGGTGCAAGTGACAGTACATGCCCGCAACTATTCCTCACAGAAGGCCATTCTGCGAGCCATCCGCCATGCTGCCGCTGATCGCATCGATGCAACCGTCGACGGCATCGAAGGCGTGACGATCCATACCGAAAGCGCAGGCCCGGACGTTCTTTACGAGGACGCTTCCGTTTGGACCGGAAGCCAGGATTTCTCCCTCACCTATACCGAGGAACGCTGACATGATCGACGCCATCGCAACCCGCCGTGTGAACTTGAACGGCAAGACCTACGAGGAGGGCGACAAGGCCCGGATGCCGCTCCAGCAGTTCGAGGATTTGGAGCCTACGGGCATGTTCGAGCGGGCGCCGGCCGAAAAGAAGGTGTCCGCCAAGGCTGCCAAGCCCGCTGATGCCAAGTCGGACAAATCCGCCGACTGACCACGAGATTGCCACTGCCGGCAATGACGCAACCCCGCTTCGGCGGGTTTTTCTATGAGGAACGAAAATGACGGTTTCCACCAGCGCCGGCACTACGCTGGCAATCTCCGCTGCGGCGCCCGCAACCTACGATGCGGCCGGATATGCTGCGCTCACGTTCACCAGCATCGGTGAAGTGAGCGATCTCGGCGACATCCCTGCGCGCATCTATGAGATCGTGCCCTGGCGCAACATCTCCAATCGCGGCGAGAGCAAGGCCAAGGGGGGGTACTCGCTCGGCAGCCAGACGACCACCGTGGGCATCGATCCGTCCGACGCTGGACAGACGCTCGTGGACGCGGCGATCCTCTCGGACAATGCCTATTCGATCAAGATCGCGCATCCGAAGCTCGGCACCTTCTACGCCCGCGCCCTCGTGAACGGCGGCAGTCGCAGCTACGGCGACGTGAACAGCATCGCAACGCGGCAGATTATGCTCGAATACACCATCGTGTCGCAAACGAGCGATGGCTTGGTGTTCGTCCCGGCTTCCTGATCCACGCTTGCCCCTGAGCTTACCGGCCTCGCTTCTGCGGGGCTTTTTCATGTCTCGGCTCCGCGTCAGGGCGCGGGCCGAGGCACCCTTCCCTGAAAGGTAGATACCCATGGCAGTCAATCTGCTCGACATCCAGGTCCCCGCGATTGGCAAGATCAACCTCAAGCGTCCGGACGGTTCTCCGCTGCTCGACGAGAACAACCAGCCCTGCTTCGCCCGCGTTCATTCGCCCGCCTCGAAGGTCTGGGAAGTCGCAAACGCCACGAGGCGCCGCAAGGCCATGAAGCGCGTGCGCGATGCCGGCGGCAAGCTGGAAGCGTCGGTTGATGACAGCGCCGACAGCATCGAGTTCCTCATTGCGGTCACCGAGGAATTCGTTGGCGTCGAAATGCCGCTGCCCGAGGGTGAGAGCGGCGCGAAGGCCATGGTCCGCGCGATCTACTCGAATTCTGCGCTCGGCTTCATTCGCGACCAGATCGAGGCGGCATCGTCTGACTGGGGGTCTTTTACCGATGGCTCGGCGAACGGCTGAGCCTTTGGGTTCGTCAGCTCGCGTGGCTGCACGCCGCGCCTGAGCAGAAAGTCGGCAAGGAGGTCAAGCGGGGCGAAAAGAGCCGCTTGGAGATGCTGGGGGATCAGGCTGTCCTGCCTGAAAACCCGGCCTCTTATCTCACGGACTGGCTGTTCGATATCGGCCCGTCCGGCCCCGGCGGTGACACTCTGGGATGGCTGGATATCGCCGCTTGGCAGGAGATCAGCGGGGTAGATCTCGAACCTTGGGAGGGACGGCTGATCCGACGCCTGTCAGGCGAATATGGCAGCATGAAGTACAAGGCCGAGAAAGCAGATTGTCCGGCGCCCTACACTGCCGACTTGCCGGTCCATGAAGTGCGGTCTCGGGTCGACGATCAGTTCAGGGCTATGTTGGCGGGGATGAGGGGCTGACTTTCAGTCAATCATCACGTCCAGCACTACTCCAAGGTATGAGGCGCCCTCCTCTTCGTTTCTAGTGATGTCGAAAATCCGTGCTGAACAGGTTCCGCCTTCCTGGTGATACAAGCGCATAAGGAAAGACTGGCGAGGAATGTAGCCGATTACCTTCCCGTGTCGGCTGCGAACCACAAGCGCTTCCGCGTCATGCGGGTTCGTGGGCTCCGGCTCGATCTTCACCAAGTCGCCGATGAACATCTCTCGAATAGCTGGTTGATAGAAGCTCTCGCCGACTACGCCGACAGGGTACCCTTTAGGCTCCCTCCTGAGCCGGCGGGGCCTGCGATACTTCGGCATCGGCACTGCGATCGGGGCAACGCCAAGGCGGTCTGCGACATGTTTCATGGCAGTGTTGAGTTCAAGGTTAATACGGACTGCGGTAGGTTCGTCCAGTTGGTCGACCTTGTGGCACTTGGGGCAAACCGTCTGAAGAAGTGGTCTTACGCGCTTCGATTTTATGGACCATGAGCGCCCGCACTCACATGTTAATGTGACGCTGAACATGTCGAGCGCGAAGTCTAGCGCAGTTTTTTCAGTCACCATGCCTCCCCGAGTCTCCTCGGGGACAGGCTACTTCGATCTGTTGGCGAGTCCAGCTTCGACAAGGCGGCGGATGGCTTCCGCCCGTGAGGGGATGTCAGACTGCTGCCGACGCCAGTCGTCTATCTTGCGCAGCCATTCCTCTGAAGCGCGCATCTGGAACACTTTGTCGTTTAGGAGTGCCATAGGGGGCGGTTACATCATGTGTTGACATGAGTAAAGCTCCATGTCATTACATGAAGCAGGCCGGAAGGAGCTTCGACCTTCCTCCCGGCCCTAACCACAACCGATCGCACGGAGATCAAGCCATGGCTGATTTCGATACTACCCGTCGTTCCCTATTGAATGCAATGCTGATCGCACCCGTTGCCATCAGCGCCCCTGCAATGGCAGCAGCCGGCACGTCTGCGAGCGATTGGGAAGTTGTCCTGCGCAACTGGCGCGAGGCACAAGCCGAGTACGTCAAGCATCCGTATGGGAGCGCCCTTCCGGATCACCCAGAGTACCGTCGATACGAGGAGGAGGCCGAAGCCCTGAGCGACAAGGAATCGCACGCTTTGGACGCGGTGATGGAAACACGCGCACCGAATCGCGCGGCGCTGATCGAGAAGCTCAAGATCATCGAGCGTGAGTACGGCGATGATTTCTACATTCGCGAATTGATTGCGGACGTTCGGGCGCTGCCGGTTTGATAAGCGGTTTGGCTGACAAGCTTAACTGGCACGGTCGTCAAGCCCAATTAGTTTTTATTTTTGGAAATCGGCCCCTTGCATCGGAACTGGATTCGCCCGTTATCCTGCCGTTGAAAAGGTAGTCTCTCCCCTTCCATTCCGGGTTTCTATTAGTACCGTGAATGACAGATTTCCGGGGTGGAACCTGGATTCACCTGTGCCTCCAACGCAGGTGGGTGAGCGGAGACGGTAATGCTTTTGGTCGGGCTAGCCGTCTCCGCCCACCGCTCTCACGACCAAGGCAGCGTTTGGAGGACGCCGCCCGACCGAAGAAAGGGCACTACCATGCCCCAGCAGACCAATACCCTGCCGAGCGTTTTCGGCAACCCCACGACTCAGACTATGAGCAGCCGCGAGATCGCCGAGCTTTGCGAGAAGCGGCACGGTGACGTAATTCGCGATATACGCGTGATGTTGGACGCCCTGAAGGATGACGCAGATTTGCGTCATGTCCGAGAGACCAAGGATGCTCGCGGCTACACCGCCGAAATCCATCTGGATCGCGATCTGACGATGAACCTCATCACCGGCTACAACCCGGTCCTTCGGCTCCGCGTCATAAAGCGCCTTGCAGAATATGAGGCGGGGGCACGGCTCTCCGAGCCGGGCGTCATTGACATGAGGGATGCCAAGCAGCTGCGCCTTGCGGCGATCCAGCTGATTGAGATGAACCAAGAGAAGGACGAGCGAATCGCTGAACTAGCTCCGAAGGCGGAGGCGCTGGACCGGCTAGAAACTTCAGAGGGCTCGGTGGGGGTGCGCCTCGCCGCAAAAATGCTGAGCATGCCGGAGAGAAAATTTACCGCTTGGCTTCAGGCTCAGCATTGGGCCTTTCGACAGAACGGAATAGGCCCGCTTCAAGCCTACGTCGACAAGCGCGACCGGGGCTATCTTGAGCACCGCCCGCACACGTATCGTGATCAGGTTACCGGTCATGATCGAACGATTGCGCAAATGATGGTCACGCCAAAGGGTTTGAGGCGGATAGCCGTTCTCCTGGGTGTGCAATTGGAGGAGGCGGCGTGACAGGTCCGCGCCTTTTAGCGCGAGCTCAGATTAATGGAAAGTCTGTGGCCTTTTTCGCTCCTCCCCACACTGAGCCTGATTTTCCATGGGTTGATATCGAAGAGCTTGCCAAGGCCTTTCTTGATAAGGGGGCCGCAAAGAGAATGGTCCAGCACGCCCACAACTTTGATCGAGACCATCGTCCGGTCGCCACGGCGAAAAATGGGAATAAGATCGCGACAATCATTCCGCACGCTTTTGCGCAGGGTCTGTGCGGTGCAATCGATCAATGGACTGGCTTTGTCAGCAATGATGAGGACACGGGACCCGCGCATGCCGCTTACTGTACCGCAGCGGGCATTGTCGCCGCTGACCATTGGCCACTCAGTATAGATCAGATGATCCATGCATTTCACAACCCTGGCGGCCCTTTCCTGAAGGGTGGTCGGAGCGATCCTGCCACCTAACCGCCGACATCAACAACGACACACCCAAGGGCGGTGGGAGCAATCCTGCCGCCCTTTCCTATTCCACTAAGGCCCTCCTCACCCGGGGCCTTTTCTATTGGAGCACGCGCATGGCAGGCATCCAGGCAGGTGGTAACGCCGGGCGCCTTTCAATCGAGATTGTCGCCGAGATCGCGCGTCTTCAGGCTGACCTCGATAAGGCAAAGAAACTCGTCAACGCGGCTTCCGGAGACATCGCCAAGAGCGCCCGTCACGCCAATGATAATCTCGGGAGCCTTGGTAGCGGGTTCAATAAGACCTCCAGCAATGCCCGTGCCTTTTCGCTTCAGATGAGCCAGGTTGGTCAGCAGGTGATGGCCGGCACTAGTTTAATTCAAGCGCTTGCGATGCAGTTGCCCGACATCGCAGCAGGCATGAACGCGAGTACAGCCGGTGGAAATAAATTCGCGACGTTCTTGGGTGGGCCATGGGGTATCGCGATCACGTCGGCAATTGGCCTTGCCGCCACTTTTGCTGTTAAGCTGCTCGACACCGATGATGCGGCGCAGAAGTCGGCCAAGTCCCAGCGCTCTTTTGCTGAGGTGCTCGCGGATGGCCGATCCTCATGGGAGGATATCACCAAGGCAGCGAAGGACTATGCTGACCAGCAGCAGAAAAACCGCCAGCTCACAATTGACCAGATCCAGGTCAATGCGGCCGAAGCCGCCAGCAACATCAAGAAGGCGGTCGCGATCCGCGAAGCCCTGGCTGCCGATTTGGAAGCGTACGAGGCGATTGCTCGTCGGGGCGCGCAGTCGGAAGCCGGGGAGGTAGCGCGGCAAGGCGCCTTCGCTCGGGCTGACCGCGCACGCGAGAGCATCGCCAAGAACGCTGCTACGCTTCAGAACCTGACGCGAGCAGCCAATGAAGCAGCAATCGCGGCATCAACAGCCATTGCTGAACTAAACGTCGATCCCGCCGCCAAGATACGCGCCGGTTACGACCAGCTGGAGAAGGACGCCAAGGCCCATTACCACAGCACCCGTGAACTCACCGCCCGTTTAACCGAACTCGGCAAGGGTGAGCAGGCCGCACTCGAACGCGCGAGCCAGGCTAATCGCAAGCACTCCGACGAGACGATCAGGCTCGCGAAGGTCACCGGGGCTGAAATCGCTAAGGCTCTGGGCACGCCAATCACCAGCGGGTTCCGTCCTAAGGAGGTCAACGATCGGGTAAAGGGCGCCAAGAACTCCTACCATCTGACTGGCCAAGCGATCGACATTCCGCTTTCGGTCGGTGGCAAGCCGTTCACCAAGGCCGGAATCCGCGCTGCGCTGGAGCCGTTGGGTGTGCAGATCAAGGAACTGCTCGGCCCGGGCGACCGTGGGCACAGTGATCACTTCCACATCGCGTTCGGCGTGAAGAGGCTTGCTCCCGATCAGGTCTCGAAGCTGGAGGTAGATGCCGCGAACGCTGCAACCAAAGCAGCCGATGCCGCGAAGGATAAGCTGGAGAAGTTCCGTCTCGATATATTGGCGACATCTTATCAGATGGAGGAGCTTCTTACGAAAGCGCTACTTCCAGGGTTCCTGGCTGCCGAACAGCGCACCTGGGATGATTTTTTGGTCAAGGTCGAAGCGGCTGCGAATGCAGGCGTGAAGGGCGTCAGCGATGTCCAACAAGCCTGGGGGTATTGGAACGAGCAACTGCGGCAAACGGTCGATCTGCTCGATAGCATCGGTCAGTCGGGTCGCGGCCTCGGCGATATTGCCGCAGTCGTTTCAGGGCTCACAAGCGGTGATTGGAGCGGCACTCGTGGACCGCTCGGTAGCCTGCTTCGTACGTTTGGCTCCGTCCAGTGGCGCGAACCCGCAGATGCGAATGGCTTGGTCAAGACACATGTTCTGCGTGATGAGATCGTTGAAGGTCTCGATAAAGTGTTTGGTGGCAAGGGCTCGTTCGCGAAGATGATGACGAACGTCCTCCAGAACGCTGGTACCGGCATGGCGGCAGCGAGCTTGGTGTTTGGAAAGCAGTCTAAGACCGAACAAGCAGGTTCTGCCATCGGAGGCGCCCTCGGCGGCAAGCTGGGAGAGAAGTTCCTCTCGAAGGGATTGGGGGCGATCTCTGCAGGCTTGGGCAAGTTCGCAGGCCCACTTGGCTCCGTGCTGGGAGGCGTCCTCGGCAGCGTTATCGGCGGCGTGTTCAAGAAGGTGAAGTGGGGGCGAGTCGACCTGAGCTCTGCTGGCGTATCCGCCACCAGCGGAAACAGCGGATCCTCGGAGAAGGCGGCGCTCGCTGCCGGCAACAGCATCCTCGGCGGCCTCAAAGACCTTGCTACGCAGCTTGGTGGGAGCATTGGCGATTTCGGCAACATCGCGGTCGGCGTCCGTCATGGCGATTACCGGGTGAATGCAGGCGGCACTTCTCTTAAGGTCAAAAAGGGCGCGGTCGACTTCAACGACGATGCCGAGGCGGCGGTCGCCTATGCCATGAAGCTCGCGATTGAGCGCGGGGCTATCAATGGCATTCGAGCCTCGACGAACAACTTGCTCAAGGCGGGTGACGACCTGTCGGCGCAGATCAACAAGGCGCTACAGTTCGAGAACGTGTTCTCGGAGTTGAAGGCGATCACCGATCCTGTCGGTGCGGCGCTGGACGATGTGAACAAGCAGTTCTCCCAGCTGCGGGTCATCTTCCAAGAGGCTGGCGCTACGGCGGAAGAATATGCCCAGCTTGAACAACTGCTGACAATCCGCCGCCAGGAAGCCTTGGCGAAGGAAGGCGATGCTATTGCCGACATCCGGTCGCGCATTGCCGAGGTGCAGGGCGATGATGCGACGGTGAAGCAGATCGCTCGCACCCGCGAGTTGCGGGACGCGTTGAACGACAACGTGCGAGCCGAATTGCAGCGCCTCTACGCAGCCGAGGACACCGCAGAGCAGCAGCAGAAGCTCACCGAGGCGCAAAACGAGGCGGCTGCCGCAGCGAGCCAGTTGCGCGAAGCCTGGACCCAGATCGGGGGCGATCTCATGGAAGAGGTCAACCGCATTCGGGGCCTGATGCGCGGGACTGGGGCGAACAGCTTCATTGCGCTGCAGGGCCAGTTCAACGCCGCTCTAGGCGCGGCACGCGGTGGTGACCAGGCTGCCGCCGGCAAGCTCGTCGACCTGAGCCAGTCACTTCTGGAGGCCGCTGCCGATGCCGCCACCAGCAAGCAGGAACTCGACCGCATCAACGCGGAAACAGCTCTGAGCTTGGAGGCCCTAGCGCAGTCCATCAACGGCGCCCCTCCGGCGGCTGCGGAGAACCCGATTGCTGCCGCTACCGAGCGGGCCGCTGACGAAGCGGAAGCGCAGCGTCGCGAGGCTGCCGCAGCCCACAAGGAGATCATGACCGTCGCCATGCAGCTCGTCAGCAATAGCGCCGATGTTTCGCGGCTCCTGCGCCGGTTCGAAGGCGACGGGATGCTGGTTCGCACCGATGACGACACGCCGCTCAAGGTTCAAATCGCATGAAGGTGGTTCGCCCGATCACGTTGGGAAACGGGCTGACGCTGATCTCAACCAATGCCACTGCTGCTGATCCCGCCTACAGTTCCGGCACGACCTACGCTAACGGAGCGCGGGTCACTGTGGGGCAACGTACGTTCGAGAGCCTGCAGGACGGCAATATCGGTCAGCCCACGACGGACATCGCTTGGTGGCTGGATGTAGGCGCCTCAAACCCTTATGCCATGTTCGATCAGTCCAACGCCTCGCAGACATCGCGGGCCGGGATGATCGAGGTTGTGGTTTCGGCTGTCGGAAGGATCGATGCTCTCGCGTTGCTGAACCTGAACGCCGCTTCCGTCGATATCGAGATGGAAACGACACTCGACGGCACGTTCTACAGCCAGTCGTTCAACCTCGTCTCGAACAGCGGTATCAACAACTGGTACGACTACTACTACGAACCGATCACCCGAAAGTTCGATTTCGTCGCGCTAGGTGTGCCCAACTTCGCCAACCCGACGATCACCCTGCGTATCCACGAGCCCGGCGGAACGGCCAAGGTGGGCGTTGCGATAATCGGCCGCTCGAAAGACTTGGGCGATGTCACTTACGGCGCGAAGGTTGGAATTCAGGATTATTCCCGCAAGGAACGGGACGACTTCGGTAATTGGTCCATCGTTCCTCGCGCCTACTCCAAGCGAGGTACCTACCAGTTGGTAGTGGACAGTGCGCGGGTCGATGAAATTTCGATGATCCTCGCAGACTACCGGGCCGAGCCGGTCTTATGGGTCGGGTCCGAGCAGTATGCATCGACTTGGATTTACGGCTTCTACCGGGACTTCAGCGTCGAAATCTCCTTCCCCACGAAATCCTACCTCAACCTAGAACTCGAAGGTTTGACCTGACATGCCGTTTCAGGACTTGACGCCCCCACCCCCGGCTCCGCAACGCACCGACGACGCTGACGCCTTTGTCGCCAAGGCCGATGCCCATGTCGCGTGGCTATCCACCTTCACTGGCGAGATGATGACGCTGGTATCGCAAATCGCGGTGGCCGCCTCGATCATCGGTCTGGCGGACGCCTACGCCGACGAAGGCTTGATGGAGATGGTCGGGAATACGACCCCTTATGGTCGTTCTCTGGTGAACCTTCCCAATGCTGCGGAAGGGCGCGTCGCGCTCGGACTCGCCCCGTTTTTCCAGTCTGGTAGCGAGGCACGAATCGCCACCAACGGAACCCTCGCGGTCAGGATCGACGATGCCCAGAACGTCCATCTGGCCGCCGGGCTGGTCACTGGCTCAGGCCGTTTGCGCGTCTTCACCAGTGGTAGCATCTACGGAGTCACGACCTACGGCACCGTCAACTACAATGCGATGCAGTTCGTTCGCGAGGAAGGCGGCGTGGGTGTCGAGCGAGGCACGATCACCGTGAGCGACACGGGCACCTCTTACAACACCGTCTCCGACGCCTCGATGAAGGAGGACAAAGGGCTTGTCACTCCCGTGCAGGCATGGGCGATTCTACGCCTTGTCCAGATGCATAACTACGACTGGAAGGGTAGCGGCAAGACGGACATCGGCCCGTTCGCCCAAGAGCTTTTCGAGGTCTATCCCGACTCGGTTAGCAAGGGCGGGTGGTTCAACGAAGACGGCGAAGAAGTCACGGTGGCGCATGTGGGCGCCACCTATCGCCCCTGGGGCGTCGATCACGCCAAGCTCGTTCCACTCCTGACTGTTGCCATCCAAGACATCGATCAGCGCCTTATCGCCGCTGGCATCTGACAGCGGAGCTAGCGCTCCCTTCGCCGCCGCAGCGGCCTCTCATGACATCGCTGGAGAAAAAGGATGACGGTGTTCACGCCGAGCGGGACGATTCTGACCTTGTCTGCAGATGCGCCGGCTACCTTGGACGAAGAAGGTTATGACGCGATCACGTACACCGAGATCGGCGAAGTAGGTGACCTGGGAGATATTCCTACCCCGGTATATGACGCCGTGGCTTGGGCGACGGTCACCGAGCGAGGTGAGTACAAGAGCAAGGGCGGTTACTCCCTTGGTTCGCAGACGGTCACGGTGGCGATCGATCCCGACGACGCTGGCCAAGCGTTGGTCGATGCGGCCACGCTGGACGACGAACTGTACACGGTAAAGATCGAGCACCCTGATCTAGGCATCATCTTCGGCCGCGCCCTCGTGAACGGCGGGCCCCGTCTCTACGGGGATACGGGCACGATCTCCACGCGCCAGATCACCTTTGAGTACGTCGACATCCTGGTCACCGAAGGCATCCCCGCCGGGTCGCTGACCATCGGTGGCAACCCCATCACCATCAACGGCAAATACATCACGGTCGGAGTGTAATCATGGCGAATAAGGTTCCCTTGGAAGACCCGGGCACGGAAGAGACGGCCCTGCGCGATGCGCTCCGCGAGATCGTGGGCGGCTTCGACGATACCGGCGCACCTATCGCAGCAATAGCCGTTGGCGCGTTGGCGGCGCAGGTTCGCGGAGGTCCATTGCAGAACGGCATATGGACGAAGCTTCCCGCAATATATCGCATCCTTCTTGGCGGTACCGGAACTGTCTCGATCGACACACGCGCGCGCGATGGAACGATCACAACGGGGGTCGTCACTTACAGTCCAACCGGCCCCGCCGAGGACTACCCCTATTTCGACAACGCTTATGAGGTCCGCGCCACGCTGACCGGTACTGCAACCGCGGAGATTGTGTAATGTCTGGCTTTCCCTCCGTTTTGCGCGGCGCACAACCTATTCCTGTCAGCGATCGTTTGGCTCGTGAGGCTGATTTGCTTGCGGCAAGTTCTGGTCGTTACGCAGTAGCTGCTTTTACAAAATCCGATGGAACGACTGGAACGAGTACGAATGGGCCATCCGGCCTCATTTCCGGCGCGGGGTACTTGCTTGGAAATCCCCTCACCTTTGTACCTTGTCGGGACTTTTATATAACATCAATTACCATTTCATCGAACAAGAATGCAACGATCTCAGTAGCTATCAACAACGCCTCACTGAGTGGGGGAGGGACGCAACCGACACCGACCCTTCCGGTATCAGTCGGTCCTGGCTCCGGGATGACTTTACCGATCAACCAGTTCATCTCGGGTAGTCAGAACGGGTCTATCACTCTTTACGTAAGAGAGGTTCTCGACACAGACCTGACGAATTGCGTGTTCAATGTTGCAGTCTCTGGATTTGATTTGTGGGGAGACACTAATTTTGACGCCTCAGGCACCATTCTATGGGTTGGAGACAGCATTTCTCGCCAGTCTACCGGCTCTCCAGCCAAGGGCACCTCTTTTGTAAATTCGGCTCGCAAGTATTATATTGAGACTGCGGGCCAGAATGTTCGCCTACTTGTCAAAGCTTATAGTGGAGCAACTTCAGCAACCATAGAGGATATGCGCCAGAATGGAAAGCTGGATGTTGCCAATGATGGCGTCGGTCTTGTTGTATACGCTCTTGGGATGAACGACAGTGGCAGCGCGGTAAGTAGCTCGGCGTTCATGGCGAACGTGAATGCTTTTATCGCTTGGTCGCTCAAGCGATACCCCAACGCTAAGCTCTTGCTGCTCGGTCCGTCCCCAGCAGAAAGCAACTCCCGCGAAGCGCTGTTGTCGCAGTATCGCACTGCTCAGGCAGCCAGAGTGGCAGCGCTAGCCAACCCAAACATTGCCTTCGCTGATCTAGGCACGGCTTTCACTCGTACCGATACCAGCTTCTACAACAGCGGCGACAGCGCTGGAGATCATATTCACCCCACCACCGTAGCGGCACAGACTGCGCTTGGTAACATTGTGACTACCGCATTGGCAGCCAACTTCCCGCGCCTTATTCTCTAATCCTAGCAGGGATAGCATCATGGCCAAGCTGAGGTTTGAAACGTGACAACCCCGCGCTTCTCCGATCACTTCCCGGTGCGGGCGTGACTGACTTCTTCGCCATCATCCCGAATTGGCTGCCGGGGTGGCTTGGCGCTGGCGCAGCCGCAGGCGGCGGTTTCGGCATGATCAAGTGGCTGGCGGAGTTCGTGGGCGGTCGCATGGACCGGCGCTCGGACCGCCTCGATGCGAGTACGGACAAGATCATCAAGCTTCTGGAGGCTCGCGTAGACCAACTGACGACGCGCCTTGATCTTGTCGAGGCTGAGTTGGTGGATTGCCAGCGCAAGCATGCCGAGAGTGAGGCGGAGGTGATGCGGCTCAAGGCGGTGATGCAGGGATACGGTGACGCAAGGGACGCGGCGCAGCGGATCGTTGCCGTCGAGAGGTTGCAGAGCGGAGGCGGGCTATGAGCACTGGGCAAACTTTCGGACTCCACGATGCGCCTGCATTCTTTTCTGCCGTGCGCAAAATCACCGGCCCACTCAATCAGGCGCAAGTCGAGACCATCAATGATCTTCTCTCTGCCGCCGCGCACTGGCCTATCGGTTGGCTGGCCTACGGCCTTGCAACGGCTTGGCATGAGGCCCGACTGATCCCGCAGGCAGAATGGGGCAAGGGTAAAGGGCGTCCCTACGCCAAGCCGGGCAAGTACGGGCAGGCACAGTATGGGCGCGGCCTCGTCCAGCTCACCTGGGATAAGAACTATGAGTGGGCAGACAAGGCGCTCGGCTTGAATGGCTCGCTGCTCAAGAACTTCGACCGGGCGCTAGAGCCCGCCATTGCCACCGCTATTCTCGTACTCGGCATGGAGGAAGGGGCGTTCACCGGCAAGAAGTTGGCGGACTACATCGGCGGACGTGGCACGCCTGCTGCCTTCGAGGCGGCCCGCAGGATCATCAACGGCACTGATAAAGCTGCGCAGATCGCGGACTATGCCATGCGGTTTCAGGCCGCCTTGGATGAAGGGAAGTGGGCATGAACGACAATCACAACCTGATCTCGTATCTCGCCACTCTCGCCGCGATCACAGGGCTTGCCATAGCGGCGGCGGCGGTCTGCCTGTTCGCCGGGATCACCACCGAAGTCGGGCTTGCTCGGGTCATCGGTGCGCTGGCCTTCATCAGCGGTGCGATCCAGGGGCTGACCGGCGTGATCGGAACCTTCAAGGCGAGCAGCAAGCCGGTCGGCACGACGCAGAGCGGCGATGTCAATGTGGGCAAGGATGCGGCCGGTGCTTGAGGCCTTCCTCATCCGCATGGTCACCCAGATCGGCATCCCCGAGCGCTTCCGTCGTATCGCAGCGTACTTCGCCGGGTTCCTTGCCGTCCTCGCCCTGTGCGCGGCTCTGTGGGGCGCATGGACGCTATTCTGGCGCCATCACGACGCCAAGGTGATTGAAGTCAGCGATGCAAAGCGCGATGCCGCTATTGTCCCAGCCCTCGACGACGCGGCTCAAGAGCGGGCGATCGATGCCGTGGCGAACCTTGCCGCCGAGAAGGAACGGGAAGCGGTGATCGCGAAGGCGGAGGCTTCGGAAGCGGCCAAGCCTGTCGAGCAGCGCGCGGTGATCCCGCCGACTACGGTAGCGCTCAATTGCGAGCGGTTGCGGCGGGCGTACTCGGCTGCGGAGTTGGGGAAGATGGCGCGGTATCGGGAAGTTTGTCGATCATGAAATACACACAACGCCCTTTGTGTATCGTGATATGCGCTTTCACGTTACTCAACGCCACCGCTTGCGCCGATCATCCGCGCGTCGGCTTTCCTCCGGCACAGGACATCGCCGCTGTGACGGAAGCCAAGCCCAAGCCCTCGCCTGACATCCTGACCGACCCGGCCGCGAGCGATCGTTATGGGGCCTCGGTTGAATCGTGGGGCGAGCGGGTGCAGGCTGCGGGGGTTCGACTGTGCCGCTTCTTTGTGGCGCAGGGGATGAAGGTGGGGTGTGGGGAGTAGGGTGCCGGTCTTTCCCGGCTGTCAGGCCCGACTTTCGTCAAGGACTGGCGGTCCGCATGACCCGCACTGCCCTGGCTACTAATCGTTTTCGTCCGCCCAACCCCAAAGCCATGCGCGTGCCCCAGGGAACTCCGCCTGCGAGAATCTACCATTGGCCTCGGTCGCAGGACTGTACCTCTGGTGGCCCGTTGTGCGTCGGTGGAGCCAATACCCAAGCCTGATGCCGAAGCAGAGCAGGAACCTGCATCTATACACCCGGCAGATCAGCGGGTCCGGCACTATCCCTGCTCACACGACGGCAGGACGCATGCCCTTCTCTCACAGAATCTCACACCCAGATTATGGATGCAAGCCCTACCGCCACCACCGCGCCAACCCACGACTGACGAGATAGGCGCCTACATCCCTGCCGTTGACGGTCACTCGCGCCACCAGCCTGCCATACGACCGCTCACCAGTCGGATATACCCGCACTCGGCCTGTCATCACGAAGGCGCGCAGGGCATCGCGGCTCTTGCTCGCTAGCTTGTAGTCGCACCAGGCGGGGTTTTTGCTGTGAGCGAGCTGCTTGCGGCGTCGTGGTGTGCAGCGGGGCGATCCGCGCAACTCCGGCGCGTCTATGCCTGCGATCCTGATCTTCTCGCCGGAGCATAGCCTGACACCATCGCCATCATGCACGTAGGCTATGCAGGCGGGCTCTGCGATCATTCGGAGAGGACGTCGATCAATGAGATATTCGGAATGGACATCCAATACAACAGCGGTGCGCTTGCCGGCCAATTGATCCATTGCGATCCATCATTATACTGCCAATCGCTGTATAGTTTGCCTTCGTGGCGAACCACACATGGATGCATCCAGTAGCCTGGCCCCGCGCCTGTGGGCGCAAGGCCAATCACCAAGGTGCCATTTTGGGGAGCTGTTGAAATTGGCTGCCACTGGCTCTCCAGCACCACCCTGACGCTATCCTGCAACGTCTGCTGCATCGCTTCGTCCAGGCTATCGTAGCAGTCGGTTCCGCTCTCGTGACGAGCGAGAGCACGGGCAGCGCGAACAATCGGGGTATCGGTCATAGTTCCTCCGGCATCTTCGTCATCTCGTAAACCGATCCATCGACGCTATCCACGATCTGCATCTTGCACTGCTTGGCTTGGCAAATCGTGCATCGGAATGCCTGTTCGATCTGGGTCAAGGTCCACCAATAGGTCTTGAGGAAATAGGCCTTGCTAAGCTCGGCAGCGCTTGTGACCACCTGATGCCCGCAGACCATGCATTCCAAGTGCAGATCAAGCCCGTCACGGACGCAGTGAGACAAGCTCCTGAGTGGCGCGAAGGGCTGACGGCTCATGCGTCATGGGTTAGGTGTTCCGCTTTCGTTCGGCAACTGATTCGGTGTGAGCTTACCGCTTGAAGCCGTCCATGACGGTATCGTCTCCTAAATCCCGGTCATCGGCGCGATTGACCCCATCCGCCGTTGAGGTTTCAAGGTGAAAGGTATTAACCTTGATGCCAAGAGCGGCTCCATCTTTAGAGCCGCCCTCAAACCGTAGCCGATCAATATTTGAAAGCAAGGTCTGCCTATATTCCCCTCTCGTAAACAGCACGGTTTTCCCCGCCTGGTCGTCGAGCCAGAACAAAGCGCCTCCATTTCCTGCTTCCTGCATGGTATACCAATAGGCATACGCTGCATCCAACAACAATTGCCCTGCCTTCTGTAATTCTTCCTCAGTAACATGGCGTCTTTTTGGTATACTCACAACCGTTTCTCCTTATATTATCCATTCCGCATCGCTTGCCTCCGTCTTGGCGAGGAAGGCGCGGGCTATCTCGTTCACCTGATACGTGATCGGCAAGGATGCTCGTTCTGTCACGTCAGCGATCTTAGCGATCACCTCCCTCGCCTCCGCAAGCTGCTCGGATAGGGTGCGCAGGGCGGTTTCCATCCGTTCGTCATAGCCGCACGTGCAGGTGTATGTTCGCCCCTCACAGCCGCGTTCGTGATCGCCCCGCGTAAGCAACGCCTCTACGTCAGACATGATGGGTCTCCAGGTACTTGCGGACGGCGAGGCCATCTTCAGTAAGAAGATCACCGCCGCGCCAAGCTAGTGTCGCAAGACCGGCACTCCGCAAGCCCTTGTTCTTGCCGGGGAGCTTCATCCGTTCCATGATAAAGGTTTCATGCGCAAGAAGTATCATCCGGCATTGCGCCTTCGTCAGCCCCCGCGCCACCTTCGCGATCTCTTCCTCGGTCATGCTTCGTCTCCTTGGGCGCGGGCTCGTAAGCAGGCGGCGGCGAAGGCAAGGGCTGGCGTTTTGCCATGCGCCTCAGCATCCTTCTCACGCTGATCGGGATGGCGAACGACACCGAACTGAGGCATCAGTTGGTAGCCCCATTGTTCGCTAGGCAAAAAGAGCAACGCGGCACTCTCGAACGCGCCCGCATCGAGCATATTGCCGAAGGTTCTTGCGCACCCCCTTGCCCATGCTATGCCGTTGGTCGGTGCAATCAGATCCCAGGCGTCCGATAGCAA